CTCTTACAGTTGGATCAGTTCCTGGATTTGTATAGTTTACAGTTGCCATATTATTGTGTCTTTGTCTGTGTTGGAACAGTTACTGGACCACCAGTGGTAGTTGCTGTTGCTAAACGTGGAGTTGCTGGGGCATTGATACCCACTGCTTGCTGCACTGGCTTATTTGGGAATAAAGCACCTCGTGCTGCACCCGGCAAATCTTGTTTAATAGTGTTGCGCAGTGCATCTCTTGATTCTGTTCTCAAAATTGATTGCAAATCTCTACCCTTAAACGTTTGATATGCTGTACCGCCTTTCTGAATTGCACCAACTACACCGGCTAGGTTACCAGCACTTAGATCAGTGACAATCCCTGCGGCTGCGTCAATGAGTCCGCCATTGCCAAATATTGTGCCAGCACTTCCTGGTCTTGACAACGGTGACTGTACTGTATCATAGCTGCCAGGATTAGCAAAACTAGGAATGCCGCCATCCGGTTTGCTGCCTGTTAGCGCACCATTATAATACTTAACTGTTTCATAATCAAAGGTAAAAGTATTTTGCATAATACCAGCACCTTCGGTGTAGTTGTAGGTATCATGTTCAAATGAGCTGATAATAGGATTAATCAGTGTGTATGCTGCCCATTTGTGATCGTCAAAGCCAAAGATTGTGATATCACGGAAAAATGCAGGTTTGCCATTTCTGGCTCCATCAGTGTAGCTTTCGCCAATGTATCCCCAGTCGTTAATTTCTCTGTCTTGGGTATAGATGTCTCTATAGTTGTACGGATATGCAGCGCCTGGATCAACACCTTGTGCATTTTGTCCCATACTACCGTTGGTTACTGCGGCATCCCAGTACTTTTGGCTTGCATCTTTGTAGTAATATGCATAGTAGTTGTACCACATAGCTCGTGCCAGATCACTGGAATCATCATGCATAATACAAGTAATAGGATCATATTCAATTTGTGTTTGAACTTTGCGTTTTCTGTTGTACTGATTCATGGTTTCAACACTAAACTTGTAGCTAGGAAGTTTAACCTCTTTTACTAACAAACTTAGGTTGTCCAAGTCTTGTGTTTGAAATACGTTACGCAATTGTGGAATTTGCTGCACATTTAAGTTGAATACAACATGAAAGAGAAATTTCCTACGCGGAGCAAGCGCACCGTTGTTGCTACGGAACGTCTTGCTAGCATGCGTATAGTCTTTTAGGAAATCGCTGCCAAAGAATCCTTTGAGAAAGTCTTCGCCGAAGGCCATAAGTTACTCCTTATTAGCCAGTAATAACGTCGCCGAGTGTTCTTCCTACAGTAGATCCAATGCCTGTGCCAAGTGGTGTTTGTACAGCATTATCAAATCTCATTGTGATTTCAATAGTTGCTGGATCGTTTGAACCATAATCCAAATCACCATAGTTGGCAGTTACCAAGAAGCAACCATACAGTTCCCATGTCTCAAGTACAACTGGTGCGCTAGTGCCATTGCCACCGTCAAGTACTTCACAACGTGTGGTAAACTTGTAATCAATACCAGAACTAGCTGAAGCCTGTTCCATGGTATCCATTTGTTTCTGTAGTTGCTCACCAATAAGTCTAGTAACATGTCCACCTGCATCGTCACGGAAGGTTGCAGTTGTAGAATCCCATGTCTGACGACCGGCTAGGTAGATACGACTGTTGTAGATTGGAATTTCAATCTCTTCAAAGTTAATCGTTGGACGATTAAATGTCATTACCTGTTTGGTAAGTTCTGTTCTAGGTGTAGATACACCAAGGTTTTCAAATATCACACGGTAGCGATATTTTAGTTTTGGCATTAACAGACCTTGGGTTGGACTACTCTGGTCACTGGCCAAAGGCACTGTCATTCTTGTTAGCGATGATACGGCCATGTTATAATTCTCCTATTACAATAGTTATTTATCTAAAATCAGCCACAAAAAAATGAGGCCTAAACCTCATTTTTCTGCATTTAAAGTAGTTTAAACTGCGGCTGAGCTTGCTACGTTACCAGCAGCAATTTCGCCTGTGTTCTTGATTCTAACTGGAATGTAGATGAATTCAACAGCTTTAACTGGCTCGATAGCAACATCAACATACAGTTCGTTTCTGTCAATTCTGGCCGGTGTGTTGTTTGACTCATCACAGACCACCAAGTAGTCATATAGTCCACGCTTGGCTACAAGATCAATCATCAAGCTCTCAACTGCATTCTTGATTTCATCACGTGTGGTTTGATCGTTTGGTTCAAACACAAAGTTCTTGCCAATAACTTCAAGTCTACCGCGGATGAATGCAACAAGTCTTGCAACGTTGATTCTATCAAGTGAGCTCTGTGTGTATGTTGTCTTGTTACCATAGTTGAGAATGCCGCTACCTGGAATAAATGTAATTGGGTTGATGCTGTTCTCATACAGTGTATCACGTAGACCTTGGCGAATTGCTGTTTGTACAAACTCACCTGTCTGTGCATTAACATAACCTAGCTGACTGGCGTTGTCCACTGTACCACGGCGTGTACCTGCTGGTGCCAACCATGGATAAGCAACATCGTCTGAACGTACAATAGTTCTCAACATCATGTGTGATGGTGGAGCAACCACTGTAGCACCGCTTAGGTCAGTTGTTTGACAACTTGGATAGAATACACCAAAGTATGGATCTGCTGTTGTTAAGCCATCGCCATCTGCATTGGTTGCCCAGTTAACAATGTCTGTACCGTTGTCTGCTAGACGCATTGGTGTGTCGCCAATTACAAACGCTGTGTTATTGCGCTCGTTGTTCAGTGCTACCATGTTGTTTGCAAGTTCTGGATAGTTAGGACATGCAATCAAGTTGTACTGACGCTGCTCTTCACGAAGCTCTTGTGAGCCATCGATACTGGCTTTCATTGCAGCAACAACAATTGATCTTACTGCTTTACGTCCTGCATACATAGCACCATTTGATTGATTACCACTTGCTGTTACCCAAGCATCCTTAACAGTTGGCAACGAACCATATGTACTTGCTGGGAAGTCTGCACTGTTAAAGTAATTAACCTGGAAGCTCTTTACATTGAAGCCTGAACGTCTTGTGTTCCAAACCAATGTGCCTTCTGGATATAGTGTAGGATCAGGTTTGTCTAGATCAACATAGTCGCTAGTTAGCAAACTAACAATAGTTGGAATGTCGTCTGTGATTGGATCAGTTGTTCCGTTACCGGCCCAACGTACATCGCCAAACAAGATACCATTCTGTGTTGTTTGATCTGTGTTGTCGATCAATACCCACTGATCAACTGAATCAACACTCTGCCAGCGATAAATCTGCGGATAGTTGTCTAGATCTGCTGTTGAAATCCACAAGTCACCGTATACCAATGCACTGTTGTCGCTTTGTACTGTAGGAGCACTTGCAGCAACAATTGGGCCATTTGGAGAAGTTGTTGTTAGATCGTAGCCACGAATATCGCTGCTTACATTCTGATAACCTTTCCATGTGCCACCACTTTGAATCATGATGTCAGCTTGGTCAGTTGCACTGTAGTACCAGTATGTTCCGTCTGCTGGATCAATACTTGGTGCTGTTGCACTTGCAGTGTAAACTGGTGTTGAACCATAACCTAGTGGAATCCAGTTACTTAGGATTACATCACTGTCGTTACCTGCTCTGACTTGACCAGTTGTAACTGCGGTTGTAATGCCTGCATCTGCTACTGGTGTACCACTTGTGTCTTTAAGCACAATGTTACCGCCTAGTGTATGTTCAATTTGAACTGCACCAGTTGATAGCACTCTTGCTGTGGTGTTAGCAACGTTGGCTGCTGTAAATGCTGCAACAAAGTCTGCTGCGGTTGTGCCACCTAATGTAGCTGTAACTGCTGTTGTTAGTGTGGTGCTGTTTTTTGCACTTGCTTGAATTGTAAATGTTTCCAAGTTTACAAAAGTTGGAGCAGTTTCTGTTCCTGTTACCAGTGTTGCGCCAGTTGTGTATCTTTCAAACACTTTGTAAGTGTAAGTGTCGTTGCCACTTACATCATTTTGTGCATAAAGTGCGCCAGTTGCAATGTTTGTTCCGCCGCCTGCTGGATCAAGAGTTTTCTGTGCTGTTTGATCGTTTGCATAAACTGGGCAGTTCTGTGTAACAAAAGAGTCTGTTGTTGCATCATATTCTCTAACAACTAGGTTTGCACCTGAGTTAACGTTGTTGGTCTTTGCCCATACACTGCCTGTTGGATGAGGCTCACTGCCTGTTGCTGCCCAACTTGGGTTGGTATAGTTAGGTGACATTTGCAATGTTGGAGCATAGTAAGGCTTGGTTGCACTTGCAGTAATCTGTAGCTCTGAAAGCAATGTAGTACTGTTACCATTTTCCAGCATCAAGATGCCGTTGCCGTCGTCAGTTGATCCGTCATTTGAACCGTTACTATCAACATAGATGTTAAGTTTACCATTTGAAACAGTTGCACTGATGCCCGCAACAGCGGCACTATTGATGTCTGCGGCAAGAGTTGTAATTGTTGTTCCTGATAATGTAACTTCAACATCGTTCATATAGATGCTTTGACCTGTTGTAAGTGTTGGGTTTGTTGCACCACTTACCACTGTTGGCCATGAATTTTTCCAATCGTCACTGCCGACCAATACCCATGTATTAGCTGTAACACTGGCTGCACTGTTACCTGGTGATTTGTAGTAAACTGGATTGTTT